CGCGCTGAGCTTGAAGAAATGTTTAAGAATACAAAAGGAGTCAAGCCTAAGAATCCCAGTCAGGGAAGGATCTGTCCGAATTGTCAGCAGAAGATGTACCGGGTATTTATTAAAGGAGTTGAACGATGGATGGGATGCGCATGCAGTAAGGGAAGAGCGCATCATTATATCTAAGAAAGGGAGGATAAGCATGGCCGTAAAAGAGCTTTATGATTCCAAAAAAGAAACAACTGCATTGGTCGAAAAGGCTTTAAAGGGGAAGGGGTTTGTGATGTTCGTCGGGGTCGCGACAGATGAAAAAGATAAGGATGGGAATTCCATTCTTATCTTTCATTATACCCGGCATCACTTTGGATTCGAAGATCTGCCTAAGGCGATCAATGCATTCCGGGAGCACTGTAAGAATGATGCAATGAGTATTATGGGGGGCAAATAACAGGATGGCGACAGCGCTTGAGAAATTCCAGAAGGCAATGAATAATACCTCTTCATTCTGGGTAAAGACTTTGGAGGTTACAGCTAAGAACGGAGAGATCGTTTTAATTAAATGTGAAGGATTCTCTTTTATGAGCGACGTATTCAAAGAAGATTCTTCAGAGGAGTCGGCATAATGTTTTATGAAAAACCTCTTTTATTGGCCGGAGTTTATTCTGGAGATATTGATGAATGCATGGCCTGGGCTTTTGGCAATGACTGGCGCGCAGCGAATCGTTCAGCATTAAAAGATTTATGGAATAAAACCCATAAGGATTTACTGGTAATTTCTTCGGAAGATGATGTTTTTGATACGCTTATTAAGGTCGGTCTGTTATATCTTGAGCACGAAAGCAAATCTTCTCTTAATCCGGAGTTATTTAAAAGCGAGCAGCTTATTACCATTTTAGAGACGAGGATGCAGGCTGAGATAATTTTCATAAAAGGTAGCGCAAAGGCAAGGAAGAGAAGAGGTTAAATAATCATTGACAAATCGGTTTTTTTATGCTTATACTTTAATCAGTAATAAAGCTGATTCCTTAACGGAAAACCCGACAGGAATTAGTACAATTTAGAACACGCTTTTAACGGAAGAACCGCGAAAGAGCGATTCTCTGATGAAAATCAGAGGGTCGCTCTTTTTTTATTGCAAAGGGAGTCATGAAAAGAAAGTCCACCCATAAAAAGATTCCATCCTTAAATCCTCGCAGGTTAATGTTTTGTAAAGAATACATGGTCGATTTTAATGGTACTCAATCCGCCATTCGTGCCGGTTATTCTCAACATACCGCTGATGTCCAGGCTTCTTTTTTGTTAGGAAATACTAAGGTCAGAGCCGAGATAGATAGACTCCGTAAGATACGCGAAGATCGTCTGGAGGCCTCTTCTGATTTTGTCGTTCGGGAATTGATGCGTGTTTCGAAATTCGATATCCGCCAGGCCTTCGATAAAGATGGCAGCCTTAAAGATATTCATTCAATGCCGGAAGATATTACGCGTTGCTTGGCCAGCGTTGAAATTAAAGACCTCTTTGAAGGGACCGGCAAGGACCGGGAGCAGGTTGGATTCACAAAAACTATTCGGGCCTGGGATAAAATCCGGGCCCTTGAGGCATTAGGTGAGCATTTCGGAATCTTTAAACGCACCGGAGAAACTCCGGAGGCGAAGAAAAAGCTGGATTTACTCCAGGTTATAAAACTTTTATCAAAAGATGGCTCAACTACCATTATCGAAAATCGAATTGGAGAAGGCCAGACAGAATCCCCTCGGGTGGATCAACTTAGCCCTCGGGGTCTCGTTATTGTCTAAAGGTCAAGCTCAAATCCTTTCAGCTATTCCGCGCGCGATCGCAGAGAATAAGCCGATCATTGTCCCTTCTGCTAACATGCAGGGCAAGGATTTCATCTGCGGCCGTATCCCCTTATGGTTTCTTTTCAGTTACGCTCCCTCCAAAGTTATCATTACCGCTCCCACAGACAGGCAGGTTAAAGAGGTTATCTGGGCTGAGCTTTCGACAGCCTGGAACAATGCTCCGGTTCAGTTACCCGGAAGACTTCTAACCTGCAAAGTCGATGTCGAGCCGGACTGGTTTATCCTGGCTTTTACCACAAAAGAATCCGGAGATCAGACCGGCAAAGCTCAAGGGTTCCACTCTCCGAATATCTGCGTTATTGTTTCAGAGGCGCAGGCCGTTGAAGACAAGATCTTCGATCAGCTTGAATCTCTCCTAGGAGCCGAACATAACCTTTACATTCAGATTGGAAATCCCCTGCGCACAACCGGGACCTTTGCCCGGGCCATTGATGATACCACTAACAATATCGTAATCAATTTAGATGCCTTAGATTCCCCTAACTACCGCGAGAAGAAAATAGTAGTTTCTGGCATGGCGAGTTTTGATTGGATCGAGAAGATGCGTCGGCGCTACGATCCGGAAGGGACTGGAGATCATCCTATCTGGCTGGCTAGAGTCAGAGGCCGCAAGCCGACTTCATCCATCGATACTCTTTTCTCCCAGGATCTTATAGAGAAAATGCTTACTCAAGAGCCGCGCCAGATGGTCCGGAAGATTGTTACTTCTTGCGATCCGGCCAGGATGGGAGACGATGAATGCGTGATCTACGGAGGGATCTCCGGACGCATCGCTAAGCAGGATATCCTACCTCAGTCAAAGGCAGATACGGTCTGCTCTAGGATTCTGCAAATGACTAAACAGATTGAAGCGAATCATATCATCATAGACTGTGATGGTCTGGGAGGTCCGATAGCTGATTTCGTGAGGATCCTTAAGCCGGCATCTATCACTCTCCAGGAGATTAATGCAGAGGGCAAACCGGAAGATGAGCAGTACGATAATCTCAAAGCCGAAATGTGGTTTTACGCTCAGAAAGAGGCGGAGGAAGGCAGGGAGAGAATTCCGGATGATGAATTTTTGAAACAAGAACTTTCGGAAATGAAGTACTTTATCAATGGTCGGGGCAAGATTCAGATTGAATCAAAGGATGATCTTAAGGATCGAATCGGAAGATCTCCGGACCGCGCCGATGCCTGGGTAATGAATGTTTGGGCCAGGAAGGCCTCAAAGGTTATTCATAAGAAAGATGCCTGGTCTGATGAGACCGGTCATCATGAAGTTTCTGCCGGAGCAACAAGCCCGATGGCAGCTTAAAAGGAGTCTATTATGTCAGAAGAGACTAAAACAAAGACAGAGGGAGAAGTAAAAGACGATAATCTGCGTACGGAGATCCTCTCCAGACGCAAGGCAGTTGAGGATCATTATGGCCCCTGGGATGTGATCGCAAAGGAAGATTATAACTTTGCTTTAGGAGAACAATGGTCCGATGAAGATAGAGAGGCCCTCAAGACAGCCGGAAGACCATGCCTAACCTTTAACCGGATCAAGCCGATCCTTAACCTGGTAGCTGGTTATCAACGCGAGAATGCGGCCAGGATTAAAGTAAATCCGGAAGGCGGCGAAGATAAAATCTTCTCCGAAGTTTGCGATAAAGGGATTCATTATATCGACAAGATCTCTCATTTAACTTATAAGTTGGGTTATCAGTTTGACGATGGTGTTTATTGCGGTAAAGGATTCCTTGAGGCCATCATTTCTTACGATAAGGATCCTATCCGGGGCGATATCGTATTCAAGCAACGTACTCCTTACCAGGTCCGTCCAGATCCAGACTGTACCGAATATGATATGAATGAAGGAGCCGGTTATCTCTTTAAGGGCCCGGTTAGGCTTTCTAAGAATGAACTGGTTGATCTTTATCCCAAGAAGGAAAAGCTAATTAAGGAATTCGTGAAGGATAGTGATGATCCGGTTGAGAATGGAATGGGCCTACTTTCAGAAGGAGACGATGATGATTATGGTAACCGACCGAATTCGACGACAGTACTCCAGAAATCAGAATCTCCGGACGATAAAGAACCGGAGTTTGAAGGGGATCGTAAATTTACTCTGCATGAATACTGGCGTTTTAAGTATGTAACGAAATACTTTGTGATCGAGAAAGAGTCCGGAGAGCCGCGTCAATTTGATACAAAAGAAGAGGCGCAGGTATTCATCGATACGCAGGCATCTGGAAAGATCATCGAACGCAAGGTCCCGGAGATGTGGGTTGCTGCGATGGTCTGTGGCCATATCATCCAGGATATCAAGTCTCCGATGGAACCTTATTATTCCGGATATCCATTTTTTAGATTCATGTCAGACTGGGCCCCGAATGCAGAGACTGAGATTTTGAGAGTCCAGGGTATGGTTCGTCAGGTCAAGGATCCTCAGCGCGAAAAGAATAAAGCCAAGTCTCAATATCTGCATATTTTAAACACGCAGGCGAATTCCGGATGGATTGGAGAAGAAGACGCTTTGAGTCCGACTGGCTGGAAGGATTTGGAGACGATGGGATCCAAGCCGGGGATCACAGTTAAGATCAAGAAAAACTATTTTGGCAAACTCCAGGAGATTCTGCCTAAGGGTCCGAATCAAGGCCATTTACTCCGTGAAGAGAAAGCAGACGAAGAGTTTAAACAGATCCTGGGGGTTAATCCGGATCTCATGGGATTCCAGGAAGGGACCTCATCCGGTCGCGCGATCGCGATGCGCGTTAAGCAGGCAATTTTGGCCTTAGTTCGGATCTTCCAGAATTACCGTTATACCAAAGAAATTATCGGCAAGTTTATCCTTGAAATGATGCCGATGGTCTTTGATGAGAAAAAGTTGATGAAGGTCTTGGGTCCTCAATACATGTCTAAACAGGTAGATGAAACGCATCCGCAAGGCTTACAACCTGGCCATATTGCAGCCTATCTTACCATGATCAAGGACAATAAGTATGATGTCTTGGTAACAGAGGCCGATCAGAATACATCGATCAGATATGAGACTTTCCAGGAGTTGATAGAGGCAGCAAAAGCAGGCGTACAGATTCCTCCGGATCTTCTGATTGAATACATGGATCTCCAGAATTCGGAAGAGGTAAAGAAACGCATCCAGGAATGGATGGCGCAATTAACCGCAGCATCCGCTGCGAAAGGCAAACCGGGAGCCTAAGATCCCGAGCAAGGTAAAGGGGAGGCACAAATGGCAGAGCAGACGAAAGTGGATATCAAGACAATAGAGGCAAAGTTAGACAAGAACGAAAAGCTTACTGTGGATGAAGAGAAGTTTCTCATGGAGCAGCAGCCGGGTCCGGAAGGATTCCAGCCGCCGATTCCTGGTCCGGAAGAGAAGGAAGAACCTAAAGAACAGACTTCGGAAGAGA